GGGGTAGTAGTGGTAAAGTGTATTGATATAATAGGACAGTTGGTTCGAAAGAAGATATTTATAATTTTTTTGGTAAGAAAAGGGGTGATTGTTGTAATTACCTTGGGGATTATTGTTTTTAAAAATTTTTTTTGGTTGGGGAAATTGGTTAAATAATTCATACGTAAGCTTTAAATATTTACATAACTAATAATATTATAGGTGATTGGATGAAGAGAACTAGAGTACTTAAAGTTCCTAAAACCATAATGGTTAATATAGAAACTGCTAAGATGCTTTATGAAGAGGATAACATTAGTAAAGCTTTAGAGGAAGCTTATTTAGAGAAGAAGAGGAGGGATAATAATGGAAGTACCGAAGAAGATAAAAAGACCGGCTAAATGGAATACAGTGGAGTTTCATAATGCTCAGGGGGTTATTATTGAAAACTTCCACAAAAGTGCTAGGAGTATTTCTAAAGTTCTAGAGGAGAAAGGTATATTGATTAGTCATAATACAATTTACCTCTGGAAGAAGAAAGCTCTTAATGATTTGGGGATGGTTATTTCCGGTAATGAGAAGTTTCTTGAGGAGTTAGCTGAGCAGGAATTAAACACTACTAGAAATTTGTTAGATATGCAAGATAAGATTAAAGAGTACATGGGTGAGATTGAGAATAAGATTTCTTCTGGGCAGTTTGGAGAGGATGAAATTCGAGCCTACGGGATGCTTAATGGGTTGCTCTCTACATGGGCTAATCGTATTGCTTTGTATATGAAAAAGCAAGGTGAGTTGATTCAAAAAATTGAATCTGTTCAAACTAAGGAAATAACAGTTAATGTTAATCAAAATATTCAAAATCAGATTTTAGACTGGATGGAGAAAAGGCAATATATTGCTGATGCTGATAAAGGTATGATAACAATTTATGCTCCGGAGATTATAGATATGTTTAAGAAGAAAAAGAAGAAAAAGGCGATAGAAGCATGAAATGTGAGATTTGTCAGGGCAGGGCTGATGGGAAGTTTGTTATAGTTGAGCCTAAGCTTATGAATTCTAAATTGGTTGTTTGTGAGAAATGTTTTCATGCTTGGGCTAATCAAGACTATGATACTCTAACTAATAGATTAAAAAGGTGATTAAATGACTGAAATATGTTTTGTATCGGATTTGTGCAAGAAGTGTTTAAAAAAAATTGGAAAGTGCAAAGAGTGTGGTAAACGATTGCCATTTTATATTGAGGGTATAGAAGATAATTCAAATTGGAGTGAACCAGATGCAGCGAACACGGGAGATGATATTTAATGGACAGAATGAAAATAGTGCTCTTGTTAGAATACAGTACGACTTACCATGGTTCATCGAGAACGTCATCGGATATAGTCTCGACACCTTCCATGTGGAACAACTAAACCTGCTTTGGAATAATAGGTTTGTTTGTATAATAAGTCCTAGAGGGCATTTGAAAACTACTTTGTTTAGCGTGTGCTATTCAATTTGGTTACTTTACACTAAGAAGGATATTAGGATTGCTTTAGTTTCTGCTGGATTGCAACAGGCTAAAGATACTCTTGAGATTATTAAAAAACTTATTTCTGAGAATGAAGTGCTTAGGGAATTAATCCCAACTGATAGAAGCGACTCTTGGAGTAAGACCGAACTAACTACTAGAAATGGAAATGTGCTTAAAATCAAACCATTCACTACCAGAATTAGAGGTACTCATGTTGATTACTTTATTTGTGATGATATTCTAAGAGATGAGGAGATAACTCAAGAACAGGCTAAAGAACTTTTTTGGTCTGTAATAACTCCATGCGTGAATACTAGAAAAGGTCAATTAATAGTAGTGGGAACACCAATGAAGACAGATGACCTTCTTGCTGAATTAGAAGAAAAGAAAGGATGGATTCATAAAAGATATTCTGCAGTTATAATGGATGATACTGGGAATTGGATTGAACCTCTCTGGAAGAAGAGATTTGATTTAACGGAATTAGAACAAATCAGAAATAATATGGGACTTCTTAAATTCGATAGAGAATATCTCTGCAATCCGATGGCTGGAGGAGATTCCTTCTTCCCAGAGGAAATGATTAAAGGACAAATCCATAGTAATCTGGAAATCAATACTCCAAAACCAAAATGCCTTTATTATATGGGTATTGATGTAGCTCTTAAAAAAGGCAGCTCTGCAGACTTTAGTGTTTTTACTATTATTGAAAAAGATGAGTTTCAAATTTGCAGACTTGTTAAATTAGAGAGATATAAAGGGAAGCGTGCTTCTTGGCAGTTAACTCGAATTAAAGAACTTCATAAAATTTTCAATTTCCGAAAGATTCAAATAGAAGAGAGAGGATTATCTCAAAGTCTTGTTTCTGATGCTAAATTAGATGATGACCTTAAATTTGTAACTGTTGGATTCAAGACTGTGCGTGCTTCAAAGGAAAGAGTGCTTGGACAACTCCAGTCCGGTTTCATGACTAAAACTTTATTCATTTTAAATCATCCAATTCTAATTAAAGAACTAATGGCTTTTCAAGTTAGAGAAAGAAGGATTGGAACTGAGAAGAAAGAAACATACGAAGGAGTTGGAGCTCATGATGATACTGTAATTAGTCTAGCTCTAGCTTATGATATTGCTTACTACGGGAATGTTGGAGTAGCATCATTTGAGGCGGTTTAATGCCATGTCCAAAATGTAAAGGATTCCTAAAGCGTGTTAGAGGGCAATTTGAAACAGATTATAAGAAGGTTCGCTGTATTGAATGTAAAGATTGTTTTATCTTATCTGGTAATGTAGCAGTAGAGAGTATTCCCAAACGAAAGGTTTAAATTTGATGAATCATAGATATATCTATGAAGAAATCTACAAAAAAATCAATAAAATCTAGAAAAACAAGAAAAAATCCAAAAAAAACAGAAATAAAAGGAACTCCTCTATTAAATACACCTTTCTTCTTTACAACAGTTGGTGGGGGCAAAAGACCAGAAGTTAACTATAAGATGCTCTACAATTATATGAAGACTTCACCAGAGATAATGTCCATAATTTCTGCTATAACTGAAGATATACTAAGTGATGGTTGGGAATTGGATGGAGGAAGGAATGGTAAGAAACGAGCAGAGAAATTCCTACAAGATAATTTTGCAAAACAACAATTTACAACCTTTTGGATAGATGCTCTTGTTACTGGAGATGCTTATATCTGGAAAGCTAAACTAAATGATACAGATATTAAAAATGCTGCTTTGAGAGTGTTTCCAAAGATAAACATAAAGTCAGATGTAAAGAATTTGATAATAGACAATGCTATTGAAGAAATAAAAATCCAAGATGAGGATATAACAAAAACTAGGTCTTTTAGAATAATTCCTTCATCTACAATGACAGCAAAATGGGACAAGTTTGGGAATGTTCTTAAATATATTCAAGAAGTAGGACCAGACCCTAAATTAAAACAAACCTTTATGGCTGACGAAGTAATTCACTTTAGATATATGCAGATAGATGGAAAGTTCTATGGATTTACTCCAATGCAAACTTTAATTCAGGAATTGTCAACTCTCATACATATAAAGAATTTTGCACAATTCTTTTTTGAAAAAGGTGGAATTCCTGAGATGATGTTTAATTTGGAAGAAGAAGTTCCGACAAGTGCAAATTATAACGCATTTAAACAATCTCTTCAACAATGGCAAGCAGATAGAAATAAACACAAATCAATAGTTACTTGTGGAAAGGTTACTGCAGTTCCTTTAAATGCCATGTCAAAAGATATGGAATTTAGAGAATTGGCAAGATATATGACTCAAGTAATTGTAATGGCTTGGAACATACCATCAAGCAGACTTTCGGATTTATTGATTTCTAAAGGAGTAAAAGGAAGTACAACGGGAACAGATGGATACTATAGAAAAATATCACATTTGCAAGACATATTTCAAGATGTGATAAACAGCCAGCTTTTAAATGAATTTGGCGTGAAGTTAAAATTCAATAAAGCATATAGGCAAGATGAAGTTCGTGAAGTTCAAACTCTAAAAATAAAAGCAGATACTTGCGAACAATTATTGGGATTGGGATTAGTTAATCCAAAGTGGTGCTGGAATATGCTTAAAATACCAGAAGGAATGAGAGGTAAACCAAATAAAGCAAATTCTAATAAAACAGGACAATTGAATCAGAATCTTTTAAACAACCATCAAGTACTAACAGAGTCTCCAGACAAGCTTTCAGAAGACACCGACAAGCAAACAGCAGCACTTCGACAGAAGCCGTAACACTTAAATTCTACCTAATACAATAATTATGTATGCCATACGCAAGTAATGCTGGGCTTCCGGCTAGTGTTAGAAATAATCTGCCTTCTGCAGCTCAGACTATTTATAGAAAAGCCTTTAATGCTGCTTTAAAGCAATATAAAAGCGAAGAAAGAGCTGCTAAAGTAGCTTGGGCAGCTGTTAAAAACGTATATAAAAAAGTAGGGGATAAATGGCAGAAAAAGACAGAAATTTCTGGAGATATTATTTATACTGATTCTATTGAAATAAAAAGTGTGGATGGAAATATGTATGTACGTGGTTATTTAAGTACATCTGATTTAGACCTAGTCGATGACATAGTATCTCCACATTGTTTGCAATCTATAGCAAAACAAATAAAGGATTCTGGAATGACTTTCAAAATAGGAAAAGACCATGAGCATATTTTGGAAGATTCTAGAAATCTTCCTATTGGAAAAATAACAGATTCTATGTTTGATAATAAAGGTCTTATGATTGAAGTAATGCTTAATAAATTCCATCCGGGTTATGATTCAGTAAAGGGGAGTTTAGAGAATGGATTCTTAGATGCGTTTAGTATTGAATTTGAACCATTGAATTATAGATATGAGTTTATGGATGGAAAAAGGATTAGAATATTAGATGATTTAAATTTTGGAGGAGCAGCATTTACAGGAAGACCTGCAAACCCAAATTGTACAATTACTGATATGTTCATAAAATCAAAAGCAATAAATGAAATTTTAAAAGACAACATGGAGGTTGAGTCTATGAAGGATATAAAACAAGAACCTGCAGCTCAAGAGCAACCTAAAGAGGAAGAAAAAATAGAAAAACCTACAGAAGAGCCTTCGGAGACTTCACAGCCTGAGACTCAGGAAGCAACTCCTGAAGAGAAGGTTGAAGAAAAACCAGCAGAAGAACCAAAAACAGAAGAACCAGCTGAAGAAAAACCTGCAACAGATGAAGTGAAGGCATTAGCTCGTGAGTTAATTCAGGAAGTCTTAAAAGAAGAGATTAAAGCATTAAAACAAGAATTGAAGAGTGTAAAACCAGAATCTCGAGTTTTGGTATCAAATGAATCAAAATTTGAGCAAAAGGCAACCCCGTTCAATGCAATGGCAGCATGGAAGCAGATGAAAGGGGTCAACTAAAAGGAGGACGATGAATATGGCACAATTTGGAAACGCTGATGGCTCACTCGTTCCCGGGGCAGCATACATGACCTCGTTTGGCAATCTTCCAGACAGGACTGTTTACCGACATCATCCAGTCAAACGGGAAGCAAAAAGTATAGATATTTCTGGTAAGTGGGAAGGAAAAGAACTGAAACTTGAAGTTAAAAGCTTTGTAAAAAGCACTGAGGCAAAAGCACTACAAACAACATCACAAGTTTATGCAACAGGCACAAGTTATACAACTACAAGTGGAAGTTTACCAACACTATTACCAATATATCTAGACCCTGAAATAACAGACATAACAAACTTCGATACGCCATTATATAGCGGAATAATAAAACGCAGAACAAATAGAGGGGCATTTACGGACTTTAACAAACTAACAGCAAAAGGAACAATACAAGGATTTACAGCAGAAGATGGAGCATTAACTGAAGCAGACGATACTTACACAAGAGTAACCAAACCAATTAAATTCTGTTACGCAGTAGGTAGAGTAACTGGTCCAATGTTAGCAGCTTCAGCTGAGTATTTGAATGCAATGCAACAGGAAATCTCTGTAAAGAGACGTTCTTTAGTAGAGCATTTAGAGAAACAAATCTGTACAGGAACAACAAATGACGCAACTGGATTTGATGGATTTACTAATTGGGTAACAACAAACACAAGCGATGGAAGTTCAACAGCAGTAATAACAATAGATTTGCTAAGAACTGCAGTAAGAACAATTAGGAATGCTTATGGACATCCAGACTTGATAGTTACAGACTACAAGACTTTGGACGACATAAAAGCATTAATCCAATCACATCTACGATACGTTAGTATAACACAAATTTCCTTTGGAATAACAGCAGTAGAAGTCGATGGAATCCCTATCATCGCAGATTTGGCAATGCCAACATCAAGCGGTGGAAAAGAAATCCATGTGTATGACACCAATACATGGGAGCTGAGAGTGCTTCAAGACGAAACAATGGAAGAATTGGCAAAGACCAATGACTCTAGCAAATTCATGATAAAGTGGTATGGTTCACTTGTCTGTAAAGCTGAGAATTGGAATTACCGATTCTACAGTTATTTATAGGAGGCGATGAAAGATGACAGATATAACTTCAACTTCGACATTTACCCAAATCGCACCTAATGCAGGTGTCAAAGACTATTTGATTGTAACCCCATCAACAGCAGCACCAAGTGATACAATTTCCGTATCAGGAAAAATTGCTACAATTTATGGAGTACATATAATAGGTGCAGATGGTGCAGCAGTTGCATCAGGAACATGGAGTACAACAACAATAACAATTCCGGGAACAGCATCTACAGCAGTCAAATACATTCGTGTTTGGGGACTAGACTAAGCGTTTTAATATGGGGTTGGTTTTTTAGACCCCATCATTTTAATATTTGGAGGTAGATTAAATGGCAGATTATACATTAGCTTCAAGTAATGTTAGCTATGCAGAACCAGTACCGGGATTGTATGTGGTTAGAATAACAGATTGTCAAAACAATGACACTTTGACATTCCCAGTAAAGAGTATAATTGGGATAGCAGCAAATAATGAAACAACTGCAAATGTTTTGAAAGTGGCTAGAACAACCGCAACTAAGGTAACTATATCGTGTACTAACAATGATGAAGTAGGAATGATTGTTTACGCAACAAAATAAGGTTTTAAATAGAATAAAGAATAATAATTTAACTAGAATGACGACCCATGCCTATCTAAGGGGTCTGATTAGTAAAATATACAGGAGGCGATTGGAATGGCACTTCCAACAAGTTTAAACGATAGAAGATGGAATTCTTTTGTAGAGGATGCAGAAGGAAATGTAGCTGTACGAGTAAAGCTACAAGATGCAGATGTAACTATTTCTGGGAACGTTCAGGTAGATGTTTCTGCATTTCAGTTAACAGATGGTACGCAAACAGATGCGTATGTATTCACACAAGACCAATCCTTAGCAACAGTAACAGAACATTGGCAAGGTATTGGTGGATATGATGAAACAGCAAACGCATTTAGAGCATTTCCTATTCCTACAGATGATGGAGCAATGCCAGCAAATCCTCAATTTATACCAGCTGGTGGAGAATATAGAGCAAGCGTAACAACTTACGCAGATGGAGATGCAACAGTTCTTCAAAGTGATGTAAATGGACATTTGAAGATTGGTGGTTATAATACTCATGGTGCTTCTGTCATAGCGAGAGCTATACAAACCCTTTGGGAAGCTAAAGATTTTGATGGTTCTGCTTTACCAAACGCAGTAACAGAAGGACAGGCAATTAGACCTGCTGCGAGTTTAAATGGTGTTTTATACAATATGGTTGTTACTGAAGATGGAGCAAAAACACCTGTTTTAGTTTCTAGTGCAAATCAAGTAGCAGCACCAGCCTTTATGGCTATTGGTGGTGAATACAATACTACTCTTCCAACATATAGTAATGGAACAGCTGCAATTGCTCAATTTGATAACAAAGGAAGATTAATAAGCACAATAGAATTAAACGATTATACAGACGACTCCGATGAATTTACAGTGGCATCAAGTAAAGGATTAGCAATAATGGGAATTGCTACTAACGATGCAGTAGATTCTGGAGATGTTGGTGCTCTAGCAATGAGTACAGATAGAGAATTACACGCAAAAATAACAAGTATGGGAATAAATGCAACTGGTCTGACTCAAGGAGTTCAGGATGTGGCAACAGCAGGAACAGCAGTTCAATTAAATGGTGGGGGAAGTTTAGCTATAACAGATGGACATTCAGTCTTACTTAAAGCAAAAACTGCAAATACAGATATGGTTTATGTAGGAAATTCAGCAGTTAGTTCAACTAATGGATATCAACTTAATCCGGGAGAAGGAGTGGCTTTACAAGTAGATAATGTAAGCGATGTTTACATAGATTCAGAACAAAACAATGAAGGTGTAAGTTGGATAGTTGAAATAACGTCTTAGGAGGCGATTTAAATGGCACAGATGATTAATCCTATATTTTTTAGGAAAAATGCAAGTGGAGAAGCTCAACAATTAAATTTCGTTAGTGGAATCACTTTAGAACCTAGTGCAGCAGTTGGTCCTATTCATGGTGGTCATACTGCTAATGATGATTTGAAATTATTAGCAAATAATCAGGATGCCAGACCATATATCAGATTGTACGGTGCTGGAACTTTCCTTAATGAAGTTGGAGCTGGACAGAATTTTAATGTTAGAGAAGAGGGAGTTGTAGTCCTTGGAGTAAATCGCACAGGCTCAACTTACACAACAGACGTAACAACAACTCCTACTACTGGAGCTAATACTGGAGCATTTAATTTCGACCATGATACTGTAACCACTGCTTCTGGATGTATATTTGAAAATGCAGGTTTAACAACAGGAACGGGATTATTGATTAAAGGAGATTCTGATGCATTAACAACCGGACCTTTATTTGAAGTCATTGGTGGAGCATCACAAGACAAATCATGGTTACAAGTTATAGAGAATTCAAATGACACGGAAGGCTGTCAGGTAATAATTGACGGAAGTAATACAATAGGAGATACAACAAAGCCAAGTTTGAGAATTGGTGACAGTGAAACAGGACTCTTTAATCAACAAGCAGATTTTCTTAATATTGCTGCTGGCGGAACTCATGTGGCTAAATTTAGCTCAACGATTTTCACAGGTCACGGTGCAGGAGTTCAATTCCAAATAATGACTACAGAAGGAGCAACCTCAACAAATCCAGTATATGTTTTTGAAGGAGATGATGATACAGGAATTGGTTGGGCAGGAGCAGACCAACTAAGTTTAATTGCTGGCGGTGTGGAAGGAATGAGGTTCACAGAAGCATCTTCAATCGTAACTGCTTCAATGAATTCAACTGCGAATACTACTCAAGATGCTCTCATCATAACAGGAGACTCTGATAATCTTACCACAGGTGCATTACTTAAAATAGTTGGTGGGGCAGGTGCAGATGTAGAGTGGGTTAAAGTTATTGAAAATTCAAATGATACAGAAAGAGGTCAGTTAATTCTACCTCTATCAAATCAGGAATTCAGACCAAGCCTGGAGTTCGGAACAACAGGAACAGGTTTAAATGTAAAATCAGGAACAACTTTAATATTAAATATTGCGGGAAATGCAAGACATCAGGCAGCTACGACATATTTACAGAGTGGAACACCGTCAGGATATTATCTTAAAGTAGCTGCAGCAACAGCAATTTCACCAGCGCTTTCTTTTAGAGGTGATATTGATACAGGAATTGGCAGGGCAGCATCCGACCAACTTTCACTTATTGCTGGCGGTGTGGAAGCCATGAGGTTTACAGAAGCATCAAGCATAGTTACAGCTTCTCAAAATGCAACCGCTAACACGACCCAAAATGCACATATTATAGTTGGTGATAGCGACAATTTAACTACAGGAGCTTTATTCCAAATAGATGCAGGTGCTGGTCAAGCTCAAGAATGGTTTAAAGTAATTGAAAATTCTTCTGACACTGAGGGTTGTCAAGTTGTTATAGACGGTTCGAACACAGCTGGAGCAGCAGCTAAACCTAGCTTGAGGATTGGCACAACTGAAAAAGGGCTTTATTCAGGTGGCGCTAATATTTTAAGTATTGCAATCGCTGGAGTTAGAAGATTTTTATTAGACGGGGGGGAGTTTAGGGCAAATACTTCTTCTGGCGCTGCTATAATGGATGAAGCTGCAAGCGCTACAAATCCTGTTTTTACAACTGCGGGGGATGGCAATACTGGAATAGGTTTCGCAGCAGCAGACGCACTTTCTATGATTGCTGGAGCAGTCGAAGGGACAAGATGGACCGAAGTCTCAAGTCACATACTCCAAAAACATGAAGCAAACGTAGGACTAACAGCAGACGCTGGTTCTTCTCAGGGCGATGGAGTTTTATTATCTACATATAATGTAATTTCTACTTGTGCAAATGCAGGAGACGCTGTAACTTTGCCAGCGACTTTCCCTGTCGGGACTATTGTGAAAATAAAGAATGACGGAGCGCAGAGCTGTGATGTATTCCCAGCTACAGGAGACGACTTGGGAGCAGGAACAAACACAGCAGCAGCTTTAGCAGCAGGAGCAAGCATAACTTACATTGGAACAGTCGCAGATACAGACTGGACTTCAATAGGAAACTAAGATAGGAGATGATATAAATGGGAGACATATATGGATTTGGAACGCCTGAAAAACTCATAAGAGAAGCTGATAATGGAGTTTGGGATGAAAACTCATGGACAGTAACACAACATGGAGCAGACCCATGGGAATTTAAAGAATCAGCTGTATCAACAAGAATAGCTAGTTTGACAACCAAAGCAAATGCAGTAAGCATTCCAGCAGAACCACAGGAAGGAGTAGAAAACTACGATGAATTAAAAGCTGCTTACGATACTGCTGTAGCACTAAAGGCTAGACATACAAACGCAAAGAATGAGTTTCAGGCACTATTAGATAGTTTAGTAAAATAGGAGGTAGATTAAAATGCCAGAAGAGAAGAAAGAAGAAAAGCCATTAAATGTGAAGATAATTTTGGAAGTTAAAAATGGAACAGTACAAAAACCAGTAGTAGAACCAGCTGGGAAAATAACAAAAGCAAATTTACTTCAGATTTTTGATGCTGTAAGAGCAAGTATGTTTAATGAAAGATTATAGGTGAAAAACCTTGACAGATGCACATCTAGAAAGAATATCAAAGAGTATGGAAACTATTAATCATAACACTACTATTACAGCAGAAGCAGTAAAGAATATAGCAGCGAATACAGGCAAATTGAATGATGTTTTAATAGCTCATAGTTCAACAACTAAAGCAGAACATAGTGAATTAAAAAACTTATTTAGTAGAGTTATTATGGTCTTAATTGGAGCTATTGCTACATTTGCTGGTATAAAACTATTAGGTGTTTAAATTGGCTTTGTATTGTACAGTAGCTGAGGTGAGAAACTGGACAAATGTTCAAGCAGCAGAATGGGGAAATGGGCAAATTGCTTTGTTTATTTCAGGTGCTACTAAGGAAATAGACGCAAGAACTGGTAGAACATGGCAAGGAACTCAAACCGCTACTGAAGAACTTTATGATGGAAATGGTAGTAAGTTTTTGAAATTAAAACAGATGGACATAGCTGCTGTAAGTTACTTGGGAATAGATGACGATAACGATGATGTTTTTACTCAGATGAGTTCGAATTGGTATGATACTTACCTTCCAGAAGGAATAATAAAACTTAATGCAAGTGCAACTCCCGGAACATTTGTACTAGGAAATCAAACAGTTAAAGTAACTTACACTTATGGAACAGCTGCTGCCACAGATGATATTAAAGCACTTTGTATGGATATGGTAGCAGACTTTATGAATCCAGAAGCTACAAGAACAGAAAGGATTAAAAGAAAGATTATAGAGCTTAAGCAGATTGGAGCTGACATGGTTAATATGGGTAATTATCAATAAATCACTAGGGAATGGTTTTCCTTCCCGATAGCTATTGCGGTGAGATTATGGCTGGTATATCAACTTTAGGGAATGACATAAGAGATTTAATAAGAACACATTTGGTTGCTTCTGCAGATGTTAGTGCATATACTTCTAAGATTCTAAAAGGAAGACCTACTAAATTAGGCAAGCAAGGATATTCTAGAGTAGAGATTATGACTCCAAATACACCAGAAGTTTCTCTAACTCAAAGTGATGACCCAATTTACGATTCAACTATTTCAGTTATTCTAACTTGTGTTACTAGAAAGGGAGACACTTCTCCTGCATTAGTTGATGCTGTTAAGAAAGCTCTCAGAACTAATCAATCTGCTTATAAAGCAAAGTTTTGCTATAATATGAGATTTATCTCAACTGCCACTACTGAAGTTGTTTTAGATGATAATACTACAGAGTATCATACTGATGTGATAGTGGAATGGGATTTTTATGGTCGTTAGTGTTAAAGTAATAGGAGCTGATAAAGTAGCTAGAGGATTGAGAAGACTTGGAGGAAGTGGAAGAGCAAGTGTTCCTCGAGCAGCAGATAATATATTAAGATGGGCAGCAACAAGGACAAGTTATGTTTCAAAGAAATTAATCAATTTAGGAAAATATCACAAACAAAGACAGTTGTCAAAAAGCATACAAGTAATAAAGATAAAGAATGGATATAGAGTTGGTAGCTCTGTATTTTATGCTGGTATGGTACATGATGGAACGGCACCACATCCAATCCCAAAAACCCCAAAATTAGTTGGAAGATTGAGTTGGATTGGACGTGATGGTGTACGTAGGTTTGCAAAACAGGTTCACCATCCGGGTGCATCAAAAAGAATGGGACGTCCTACTTACAAATTCCTTAAGAAAGGAAGTGATAGTGCTATGAAGAGTTTTAGAAAAGTAGCTGGAAAAGAGATGACAAAAACTATAAGAACAGCGTTTAGATAAAAAAAACAAAGGAGGCGATTGTTATTGCCAATACAGTAAGTGTTTGGAGTGAGACTTGCTTAATATCAATAGCTAGCCAAAACGGAGCATGGGTAAGTTATGCAGGAATAACAGAAACTGTAGATATAGACAGAGGAGATAAAGACATAGAAACAGTGGCTAATCTAGCTGGTGGAAGACACGTCAAGAAAGTACCAGAAGGAGACACAACAGTTACTTTCGAAGCCTATCCAGTAGCTATAGGTGGGGCTGGTGGAACTGGTGGTGGTTTTTCCCAGTTCTTAAATAGAACATACGATACAAGCGAACCATTGACTTCAACAAACACAATCTATAGAGACGAAATGGCTGTATCTATACTCTGGACAAATGACACAGCAGCAGCTTCAGGAAGTGCAGGAGTAGCTAGTGCATCTGAAGGATATAGGTTCTATGCAAAGGACGGATATGTAACATCATGCAAACCATCCTTTACTGATGGACTTTTGAAATTCACAGTACAAATGAAATTCCCAGCACAAAACGTAGGTGGAACAGCAGGAAATATCCAAGAAGATTCATGCGATAATACGGCAGCTATGGTAGCATTAGCTCCATACACGTAGGTGATGTAAATGAGTGAAAAGATTGAAAAGATACGAGAGCGGGTACTTAGATATAGACCTGCTCTCATTATTTCAAGAATTCCAGAAAGAACTTTGAAAGAATTCAAGCAAATAGCAGACGAAGAATTCAGTTCAGATTATGGAATGACTTTGAAATGGTTATTAGATAATAGTAGATTATATGTAAAGCTTCTTGAGATGGAAGAAAGATTAAACATTCTTGAGAAAAAGAATCCAGAAGAAAAAGTAATCAAAACACTGGATGGAAAAGAGGTGAGAACAGATGGGTAGATTTGCAAAACATATAGGATTAGGTAAAACTATTAAGATAGGAGAAGAGGAAATAACTCTAAAACCACTAAGAGTAAAACACCTTCCAGATTTATTTGAATTAATGGGAAAATTTGAAGGTGTTAAAGAGGAAGAAATAATGAAGAAAATGGATAAGGACGTAGCTAGATTGATTGGAAATTTATGTATTGAAACAATGAGATTAAGTTATCCAAACGAACCAGAAGAAGAAAGAGAAGCCTTTGTTATGAATCATTTAATTGAACTATTTCCTGTGGTCATTGAACTTAATTCCTTTGGAGCAACTGGTCAACAGGCGGTAAAAGCGAGAATGGAGCAGATGAAGTATGCTGCCAAGAAAGTTGCAGGAACTCAGAAAACAAAAGCTTAACTGGAATGATTTTCTAGTTGAGGTGCACTACGCTTTCCTTAGAAAATTCAGTTGGATTCCATTAGAAGAATTCCTAGAATTGCCTATTCCTACATTTTGGAGTCTAGTAGATAAGTTACGAGAAGAGAGCGAAGCTGAAGAAAAGGCTATGAAGAAAATGAAAACACGAGGTAGAAGATAATGGCAATGGGAGCAGAACAACGAGAAATTAGATTATTGTTTAGAACGATGGGTGTAAATAAAAGTATAACTAAAATAAAACAATTAGGAAATACTGTTAAAAAAACGACATGGCAAATGCAACGAACAGGAAAACGTGGACCAATGGCATTAAAGAAAATGTCTTCGGCTACTATAGATTTAAGAAGAAGATTCCAGATGTGGGCTTTATCTGTCATGTTCTTTGGAATGCTTCTTCAGAGAGTATTTATGGGAATAGCACAAACAGCCATGGATACTTTTATGAAATTAACAGATGGACAAACTGCTGCTTCTGCTTCTATGAAAAGATTAAGTGTAGGGATTGAATATCTTAAATTCACACTTGGAAGTGCTATTGCATCAGTTATAGAACCTTTTGTTCCAATGCTTATGGAAATAATAATGGCAATTACAGATTGGATAGACCAACATCCAGATTTAGTTGGTTGGATAATTATATTAGGAGCTGCTCTAGGTACAGCTTTGTTTATTATAGGTTCTTTAAAACTTGCTGTTGGTGGATTAGTTATGGGAATGGGGTTACTACTTCCTTTAGCATTATTGGCTGCTGCTGCATTTTTATTGTTTAGTGATTTTGATATATTAGAAGCATTAACAAATATTAAAAAATTTGTAGAAGATTTATGGGGAAAATTAGTTGAATTTTTTGGAGTAATCGATTGGTATGAAATATGGGATAATCTCTTTACAGTTACAAGCGAAGTTATAGGATTTCTATTAGATTGGGCTGTTGATGTTTTAAATGAAATAATTAAATGGGCTAAAGAGGCTGATTGGTGGAAGATATTTGAAGAAATGTTTAGATATACAACGAGAGTACAGGAATTCATAGGAAATTTATTCGGTAAGATATTCAAAGCGATTTTGGAATTAGATTGGCTTGGTCTTGGTTATGCTATTGTTAAATTAGTATTGGGTGCATTCTTTGCTTTACCCGGAGGAATAGCTGATGCAATTGGTGCAACCGCAAAAGGATTTGTAGAAGGAGCTAGACAATTCGGAGGTGGGATTCCAGAAACTGGTTTATATAAACTTCATAGAGGAGAACAAGTTGTACCTGCTAATCAGACAGATATTGGAGGAATCAATGTTACTGTGAATACTACGGGTGGGGTTAATGCTGATGAGATAGCAAGTATTATTATGGACAGACTTAGAGATTATACGAATGTTCAATCAAGATTTTGAGGTGAGTAAATGGGAAAAGTTTATCTTAAAAACGCAGGAGTGAATAGCGGAACAGCAGTTTGGTTATTAACAAATAATATCAAAGTAGGATGGAAGATTTTAACTAGAGCTACGCCAGCAGAATCAAAAGAAGATATAGTAGAAGCAGAAAGAGGAGGATTTGAAAATCCAACTATACTTGTAGAAGGAACAATTGATGTAGATAGTGTGCCATCAAATAGTATAACTTATGCCCTTCTAAAGGACTTTGCTGAAGAAGTAAGCAATTCCACATATCTTCAAATTCCAGTGGGAACTACTCCAACTTATATAGATGGGCATGATGAAGACCCAGATAGTGAAACCAATTGGATTAGAGTTCAATTTATAAGCTTTAATGTTATCATTGATGCCAATTCAGAATTAGGTCATTTCATGCGTTATACAATAAATTTACGAGAAACGAAGTGATAGCATGGATGTGAAGAGATGCCGAGTAGAGGTTTACAAAAAGATGGAAGAAAATGACTGGGATAGTACAGCTATTGCTTTAGATGATATTTCTGGAGTTAACATAACCGCAGGAATGGGAAAGATTAAAGACAATTTCAATTTTAATATTCTTAATTCTGGCAATAGGTTTTTTAAAACATATCATAATGGAGATGGAGCTACAGTAGCTTTTACTCTGACTTGGTATATTCCTTCTTTAAATATAACAACCGGAGCGAGAAGAGAAAAAGTTTATGTTTATAACTCTGATACAAGCTCTTGGGATTTACAGACCTATACTACAGATTATAGTATTTCAGGGACTACTCTAACATTCGTATCAGCTCCAGCCAGTGGAACAAGAAATATTCGAATTGATTATTCTGTGATTGAAGCAGATGATTTAATTAAGATTTATTTCTGGAAGGATTCTACTTGGGCTGGATTGTCTTCAGCTCAGCAAGCTCAAGCTCTATCATCTCAAGGAATGGAAGGAATTGTAACCAATCCAAAGAATACTATAGATGCTAATGGGAGCATAATTCAAGTTAAAGGCAAAAGCTGGATAGAGACTTTATTTGAAACTATGATTCTTTTGGATGCTACAGGATATACAGTTGCAGAAGCAATAGGGGGGTCTGCTGTCGATGCTGCTAAAAATGGGGTTTTAGACAGACAACAACTTTATAATGATAATAGAAAAATCTATTGGCATCCTGATAATCCGACTGTTAAATCAACAGGAGCTGCATTTCCTACAGTAGGTTATACTGCAAAATATAAATCAGCGATAGATTGTTTGGAAGAACTTTCTCAGAATAAATACACAGAAGATGGTCAATATGTCTTCTATGTAAAAATCGGAGATTCAAATCAAAATGCTAGTGAGGTAGATGGAAGATATTATTTAGTCTGGGACGTTAAAGCAGGAACTTCAGCTTCTACTATAACAGAAGGAACAGACGATTTAGAGAAAGTAGTGGTTGATAAATACTCAGATGATATAATTAATGTTATTCTTTATAATGCTGGAAAGGATTGTTATAATCATAATATTCATTACCTTAGATTCGATGACACGAGTCTTGCTGCTTTAGGGGCTAAATGGAAGTATATAACAATGGCTGATATTGCAGAACAGTTGGTTGATGATGAATTTGCTGCAGATACCGGAAACACTTGGTGGACTAGCGTTGATACTGATGCTGATGGTAGAAAGATTAGACAGCTGAATTTTCCTGATGCTTACAATCCGGGAGGACAGCAATATACTATGCAATTTAAAGCAAGGGACAGTAAAGGTACTGTTACCGCTACTTCTCTTCAACCATCTAGTAATTCAGACTTCAATGATTATATTAGAACCGAAGCTAAATGGGTAGGATTTGAGAAAGCTGGTCCTATATTAGATGTACTTTCAGTTCCAAGATTTAAAGCAATAATTTCAATTCCAAGACCAGATGGAATAATAGCAGGAGATACCACTTACACTTTAGGAAGTCTTATTAAACTTGTAATTGCTAGAAATAATTTTAATAGAACTTTAAGAATCAATCAGATAACTACGGATTTTTGGAGTCAGCGAGTAGAACTAATAGAAGATGAAGAATCTGCTTTAGCTAGAGCAACTGAAGTAGATACAGACCCAGATGCGGAGTGATTGAATGCCAAGTTTAGGTTCAGTGTTTAGAAACCAAAATTATACGAATGAAAATACCTTCAGTAGAGGAGATGTTGGTACTCTCTTTAATTTTGCTGAAACCACGTTTAGTATTAGGAGTATCAAAAGAGTTCTTCAGCAGAAGAATATTGCTGGAGATATTTTGATATGGAATCATCCTCTATTTGGTCAGTGGGGTGAAGAAAAATGGGGAGTGATAGCTTCAGGTTCATTTATTTTAGGGCATCCGGGAGCAGGTCTTCTCGGAACAAGTAGATTGGGTAGTCAAAGTAGTGCTTGGACACAGTTTGCTTCAGCAAATGTTTCTCAAAAATTAACAAATACGGGAAGGGAAGCTGTCAGAGACTGGTTAGCCGGTTCTGGAAATACATCTCCTTGTTACACAGGCATTGGTACAGGAACTACTGCTTATGCGGTTACTCAAACGGCTTTAATTTCAGAGGTTTCTGGTGAGAGGAATGCTATTACAACTGCTACAGGAAGCGATTATGTTGAATTCACAACAGATTGGAATTCTATCGAAGCTACTGGAAATACTTATACAGAATTTGGAATTTTTGATGCTACTGGTAATGGAAATATGTTCAGTCGAATTACTTTTCCAACTGGATTAGCCAAGACAAATTTGATTGAAATGAGATTTATAGAAAGATGGGAATTTACAAACGCAAAACCTATGATGAATAGAGGAGTTCAAGTTATTAGAGATTGGGTTGCTGGAGCTGCAGCTACCGCTCCAACTCACATGGCTTGGGGGTCTGGAACAACCGCAGTTTCAGAATCAATGCTTACCATGACAAATGAAGAAGAAAGAAATTTGTTTATAGCAACAGGAACGAGTGTAGATTATAGGGTTGATTTCGAGGGTATTTTAGCTGTAAATGAAGCAAATACTAAGACTATCAGAAGAACAGCTATCTTCAATGCAGCTGCTGGAGGAGATATGTACACCTATGCTGAGAATCCAAACATAGCTAAAACAGCTAGATTTGACGTTCATACTATCCACAAAATCAATGTGGATTAAAGATTTAAATTGAATGAGGTTTAAATATAAAGAGGTGAGAAGATGGCATTTAGTGTAACAAATACATTCACGAATGGGACAACCGCAAACGCAACTGAAGTCAATGCGAATTTTACAGATGTAGAGAATGAATTAAATAATACGACTGCTACAAGTAATGTCTGGAATAATATGGAATTGAGTAGAGGACATCACCCAATTCATAATTCGGATATCACAATAAAGGTGTGGTCTAACTTTGCTTCTACTCAAGCTTTTGATTGGGATTTATACACAGTTCCAGCAAATAAAATAGTTTATGTCTATAGAGTCATGATGCAAGGGACTTATGCTGCTCTATATTGGTATTTACATAATGACACTAGTCAAATAACAGGTAGAATCACTGCTGGAAGTTCATCTGAAAACATTGTAGATTTTGATGTGCCTATAAAATTTGTGGCTGGAGAGCACGTCAGATTAATTGGAAGTCAGAACACCGCTCCTAATGGAACTTGTGCAAATGTAGTAGCTATTGAAGTTGCTGATACTTACACTGGTCAATTACCAAAATTACCTAAAGGAGCTACTGTTTATCTTTGGTATAAATCAGCTGCTATTGGTCAGCAAGCTGAACAAGATTTTGCAGTCGGTCATACAGTAACAGCTGGAAAGAAACTATATGTATGGGCAGTTATGGATGATAGAAGTGGTCAGTTTGATTTAAGACATTATGAAGCTGCTGCTATTGTTGGAAGGTCGCCAAGGTCATCTAAAAATGATAGCGGACAGGGAGTTTCAAGTTGGACTTTAGGAAGAGGATTTCCAGATGCGGTAATAGCTGCTGGAACAGCATACACAGTTAAAGTTTATAATAACAATGCAGCTGGAGGAGCTCAAACAAAATATGTAACTATAATAGGATTTGAAATAGATACTTAGGTGATATGAATGACAGATTTAGCTGGCAATGTTTTCAATATGGAATACTTTACAGACACTACAGATGGTTCTGGACAGATAACAGTAACATTATCAAATACTCCAACTCATGATAATGCAGTAATGGTATTTTGTAAAACAGCTAAAAGATTGATTTCTAATGTTTCAAGAACTGGAGCAGCTTTAACAATTACTATAAGAAAGATGACTTATGATAAAACAGATGACCCAATTACTGGAGCTTTAAGTAATTTGCCAGCTGGGGTTACTGAACAATCTACAAAACAAAATACAGATTCAGCTAATGGTTATAGTAGTGACCATTGCACAGCAGGAGCACAGTCTCCAAGGTTACCAGTTTCTCATGCTCATGGCGTGTCTCACATTTATGAGCACGACCACACTCCGGGTTATACAGCAACAGACCTTCCTTTAGCGACTTCAGAGTCAATAACAGTAGTCATTGGTTATGCCTTTTAGTGATTGAGATGGAAATAGAGAATATTGAAATTGTGGATTTTGTTAAATGCACAAAACAACTGGATGCAACAACAGATGGAGAACTGGATATAAACCTTTGTGGAAAAGTACCCTATGGAATAGGTACGATATACTGTGAGAAATGTGATAAGAATAAAGTTTATGTAATTGATGGAGAGATTCATTATCTCTGCAGGAGATGATAAATATGGTAGAAAAGAAAGAACTGGAGAGAGAATTAAAAGGAGCACAAAATCGTTTAAGTAATACCGAAAAAGCTATCACTGAAGTGATAAATTTCGTTAATGCGGGAAATAAACCAATATGGCAATCTAGAACCATGTGGATGATAGGATTAGCTGCAGTAGGTAAAATAGCTGGTTTTGTAGGCTTTATAGTACCAGATGACATCATAATAGCCCTAGTAATCCTTGGAATTTTCTTCTCTAGAATAGGAAGCAAAACCCTTAAATAGATTAGAATACTAAAACAATATAGGAGGTGAACTCAATGTTGACAGGAGCAGAAGTCTTATATATCGTGGAATTAGCATTAGTCGTATTGCCAGTGTTAGGAGTAGGATATGGAATATTGAACAAGATTTTCAAGTAAGTGCATTGAGTAAGCGGGATACCTTGCGAAAGCTTGTGCCCGAATTTTACTTTTAGGCTATGAAGCCCCCTGAGCCTCCCGTAGTGCACATCTTTATATAAAATGACTGCTATAATAGTATAATGGGTTACGATAAAAAAGAATATAATAGAAGATGGAAAATTAATAATCCTGAGAAAGTTAAAGAACAAAGAAAGAGATATGTGAAAAAAAACAAAAAAAAGTTGCTCAAAAAATGGAAAGATTATAATAACAAATTAGAAACTAAATTGAGAAGAAGAAAATGGTTAGATAATAATAAAGAAAGAATAAGAAAACAAAAAAGGGATTATATTTTAAGAAATCCAAAAAAAGTTAAAGAAATAAGACGAAAATATAGAGAAAAAATGAATGATATATTAAAAGAACGGGAACGTATTAGAAGGTGGGCAAAAGATAGATTAAGAGAACAAATGTTAAAGCGTGATAATTTCCAATGTAAAATATGCAAATCAAAAGACAATTTACAGATGCACGAATTGAAATATGAAATGCCTCAAAAAATGAAGAATTTAATAACTTTATGTCGTGATTGTCATAAAAAAGAGCATAGAAAATTAAAAAATTAAATAGTGCACTACGAAGGTGAAGTATATGAAGAGAAAAAGAAAGAAGAGAGTATCTAAAACTAAAAAGAATAATACAGCTAAGCAAATAATAGGTTTAATAGTAATTGGTTTGTTAATAGCAGGTGTCTTTGCTTTAATGTATTATACTAGACCAAGTTCAAACAGTTCTGAGGATGAAGAAGAAACAGAAGATACAAATGTTACTGAAATACCACTAATTCAGAATCTAACTAAATCTGATTGGATTTCTGTTAAACAAGCACTTCTTTGTGATACAATTGGAGATGAAGCATTCAATGAAACTGGAGTTAAATACTGTCTGAAAAATAGTACAGAAATGAACGAGTTTGACGAATGTATAGATGACAATATGTATTATAACATTACCCATGCGATAGGGTGGGGTCAGGATTGTTTTGAAATAGACGAAGATTGTGTTTGCGTGGAATGAATTACTTCTTTCCACGCTTTTTTCCATTTTTCCATTGAATATTGTTCTGCTACTTTTTGTGGATTGAATTTCTGACCTTGTAGAAAATTATCAATTATTTCTTTGAATCCTTTTGGATTCCATTCATTTGTCTTTAATCCGAAGTCCTTATTCAGACTATATAATATACCTGTGTTATGACCCAATACTGGGGTATTGCAAGCCATAGCTTCTAAAGAAGTAAGACTGAAACTTTCTGTACAAGAAGTCATACAATAAAAGTCAGCTAAATTGTACAGCTGGAACATATCTTCTCTTTTGGCTGGTTGAAGTAGTGTAGCATTTTTCAATCTCCTTTTCTTATTATGATAAGCACTGAATAGGCAAATCCAATGGATATTAGGATAACTTTTAATTAACTCTCTCATTATATGCCATCCTTTCTGAGGATGAAATCTACCGACCCAAAGTCCTATATGGTCTTGGGTTATTTTAAACTCTTTCCTCAATTTTTCTCTCAAAACATCTCTATCAGGAACTTCTCTAAATTGTTTTAAATCCACTCCATGAGGAATTACCTTAGTTTCTATTCCAAGCTCTCTAAATTTCTCCTGAACAAAGGGACTAACTGCTATGTTTTTAACTGCGAGTGCAGCTACTTTCTTTTGAATATCCGGAAATACCACACCAACTCTATTGAATTCATAAGGTGTGTACATTCCTCTATCAAGTAGTATTCTGGCTGCCGTATGATGAACATCTTGATGGATTGCGATAGTTGGTGTTTTAAGTTTAACATATCCCCCACACCAACCATTTCTTACAATCACTTTTGGTTTGAATAATTGTTCATATTGTTTGAGATATTCATCCAAAATCAATGCTCCTTCTATTTCAAAGAATCCTAAGTTTTCCGGAGTGTGTGGATTACCAACTGCAGTAGAAGCTCTTTTATAACTAACGTGCTGGAAAGCTGGGTCAACTAGCTTAAATTGGTTAAAGAACTCCTCACATCCTCCAAATACTTCACCCTTTCCATAAAAATTAACAGTAAGTTTTACCATATCATCGCCTCCAACAAATTTAAACATTTATCTACTTTTAATCTTGTGTTTATTTTTATAGCATTTTTTGGCTCATCAAACGGAGCATTCCATCCAGTGAAATTCTTTATTTTACCCATTCTTGCCTTCTTCCACATTCCTTTAACATCTCTCCTAATACAAATCCTTTTAGGACAATCACACCAAACCAACCTAAAGTTTTTTATCTTTTTCCTAAGCATTTTTCTCATCGAAACAGTAGGAGACACGAAAGATGCAACCACAGTTATATGATTTTGATTGAATAGATTACACATCTCAGCTACCCTTCTTAGATTTTCTACCCTACCGGAAGGAGTGAAATCCAAATCAGTATTTATATGTTTTCTTATATCATCCCCATCTAAATGAACAACTCTAAGACCTCTCCCCTCAAGTCTCCTCTTTAATGCTAAAGCAAGAGTAGTCTTACCAGAGCAAGGTAATCCAGTAAACCAGAAGGTTGTTCTCATATTCTTTATATAACTTTTAATGTTTCCATCTACATGAAGATTCTTGCCGCTTCTTACATCAGTAGCTGAAATCTGTTTAATCCTTTTAGGAACACTAATCTTATTGACTTTATAACCAACCTTTCTTCCTATATTAACAGACTCTATGTCTGGAATCTTAACAATCTTAACTTTATCTCCATAGATTAATCTCCACATTTGTTTTCTTTGTTCATAAGTGTAAGGGTCTTTCTCGGAAATTGGAGTATCTCTAATAGCTATACAGACTTTTTTCCCTTTCTTTAAAGCTCTATTTATTATGAATTTATGACCTGAGGTAGGAGGACTCCATCTTCCTATAAACATTGCATATTTCACCATGTGTATCCTTCCTCCTCTAAAAGATTTTTAGTAACTTCTTTGAATGTCTTTATATTATTTTCTGTAAAATGTTTTTTCCAATTTCCTATTTCACCTTGTCTGAATTCCCATCTATGTTTATCAAATAGGAATTCTTTCTTAAATGGTCTATTCTTAATTCCTAAGTGGGTTGCTATCAAATCCACTTCCCTTTGAGGATTTCTAAGTAAATCTTCATACTTTACCCACAAAACATTAGGACAAACTTTCCATCCGTTTCTAGATTTATATCTTTTAACTACTCCCGCAAAGCTACGTTTTTTGACTCCTCTAATCATGGCATTTATTCCTTCTTCTTTTGTGTATTTCTTTAGCCATTGAAACTTTTGCTTCTTAGATTTCATTATAAAGAAATACCAGCTTATTGTTGAATCTCTTGGGTCTCTTGTGATATAAATACCTCTAAATCCAGATTTGATGAAATTGTCTTTAGTTAAAGGATATTGTGGATGACCACCAAATACAAAATGATTGTTCTTTTTTAATTTTTGAAATAGATAATTTGGGTAATTGCTTTTATTTATTTTCGGATGATGTTCTACCATTCCTAAAGCCATTAAGATAGTCATAATCATGTGGTTTCCGCATCTAGGCGGACCTAAAACTACACAGCTATTCTTCATTTTTTAAACACCAATATTGCTCTATTAGGTCTTGAGGAAGGTATCTCTTCAGTTAGTATATGACCATTTTCTTCAGCTATTTTAATCAATGCTTCCTTACTAAACATATACCAATGACCTCTTCCTTTCTGACTCAACTGAATCCAATCTCCTACTTGAATATCCATAGATTTCTTAGGCAATTCTGTTTCTAATATTACCATCTTACCTTTTTGGAATATATTCCATAGGGTAAATAGGGGCGACCTCAAATGATGGAGAGTGTTCAGTAATAAGATGACATCATAGTTGATATGAACTGGATGGATGTCCAAATCCTTTCCTACGAATTTGACCTTAGAACCTTTCATAAAGCCGAAGTTCTGAGCCTGATTGATTATACCCGGCATATCAATTCCAGTTGGTTTAGCTCCAGCCTTTTCTAATTCAAAGCAGAAGTATCCAGCATAACATCCTAAGTCGCATACTGTTTTACCTTCCCATTCAAGATGCTTTATTCTATTCCATGTATCAATACATCCTCTAGCTCCATCATTATTCAATCCATAAGGAAATTCAATGTATTGATATTTCATAGGAAATTTTCTAATTCCTTCTTTTATTTCTTCTTTACTCATCAAAACTATCACCTCATCTGCTTTATCTATTTGTTGCTGTAATACAAGACTAATCTGTTCTGATTGATATTCTAAAGCCCTATATTTTCTTCCTTCATAACGTCTAAGGACTATTTCTGGTGTGGTTACTAAAGCCCATCTTTTATAAGGTTTTATCAATTTCTTTAGGACTGGTCCAGTTATACCATCAATTATATGGTTTCCAGTTGGAAGACTGTTTATAGCAGCAGCTTTATCTTCACCTATGTGGTCGTAATCTATAAATTTAAAATCATTATTCTTTGCATATTCCTTAGCGAATGTTGTCTTTCCTATTCCCATAGGACCAGTTAATATAATATTCATACCCTTTTCACCTGAATTCCATACCATTCACAGTAATACTTTATAGGGTCATGCAATCCTTTTGGAGCTTCATATTGATGGTTTCCTTCAGATAACCAGACAATTTCTCCTCCAGCTTTTCTAATTAATTTATTCATTATTTTAATAGTTCTTCTAACTCCTCCTTTCATCTGTGCTTCTAAATCATTATATTTCTTTCCTTCAGAGAATTGAATCCCTAAAATCCCATTTGATTTTAAGGATTTAATCATCTCTTTAAGCTGAATCAATAAATCATTATCACTCATGTGTTGAGCTACTAAATGATGTATAATATAGTCATATTCGCTTTCAGGAAGACTACATGGAAAAATAAACTTATTCCTTAAATATTGATTAACCTTATCGAATGCAGATTCTGTAATGTCCATAGCATCTATAGTGCAGTCATCTTTAAACATTTCTTTTACATAAGTTCCTCTACCTGTTCCGATAATGAGAACTGTTCCTTTAACATCAACATTTAACAGTTTATGGATTTTAGTCTTTCCATAATCACTAACCCATCTGTTAATGTTTTCTTTATGTGCTTTATCCCACCACTGTTTTAAATCCATCCAAATTCCTCCAATACTTTATGTTTTAGTTGTAACAAATACAACAACTTTCATACAATACTTTCCATGAATTCTCTATCTCGCATCCAAGTTCCTGTTACATATCTAATATTTTTTGTTTGATATTGAGCAGATTTTGCCCAAGCAGGAACTTCAATTTCTCTCCATTTTTCAAGCATATTAACCTCATAAGGTATATCTAAGAACTTGCAGATATCTTTAAGGACCTTTTCAGTGTGAAGACATAAATTCTCATATTCTATTTGCATACATATCTTTGGATATTTATTCATAAATTCTTTAATTCTTTTATGAATCTCTTCATATCTCTTCATATAAAATTTAGTAAGGTTAACTGGTTTTTTATTTCTTCTAATCAAACTGTAAACATTATCAAGCTCATTTCTTTTAATGAATATATACTTTTCAAAGTCTGATTTGGTTTTATCTAATTTTATTATCTGATTAGAAAATTGCATGGGTTGTTTAGCTGCATTAAAATCCTCAAGCTTTCCCTCAAAGTGTTTATCACATGGTTCATAAGCTATCTTAAGCTGACTGTGAGAATTGAGAAGTCTCCACAAAAGTGTAGTACCATCTCTACCAACTCCAAATATTCCAAACTTCATTTATTCCACACCTCTCTAGCTTTTTTTCTTAAGATTTCATCCCATTTCAAATTCTCTACTGAATTTGTGGTTTGAAGTCCATGTACCCTATAAGCTGAGAGATGCTTTGCTAGGTGTGTAAATTTAAAAGTTTTTGCTGCTAATAGATAAAATAAATAATCTTCTCCCATTAGAATCTCATTATCAAAACCACCGACTTTATCAAAGACTTTTCTATGAATTAAACAAGAGCTTAAATTAACACAGCATCTGTACCATAGATGTATTACAAAATCTTCATGATATTCAAAATTCTTCTCTTCAGTAAATCCAACCCAATTCCCTTGACAGTTTATTCTATCATAATCTGTGTAGACTATGTCTCCTTTGCCTACAGTTTCCTCTAAGAAGGTTGAATACCACACATCATCAGCAGAAAGGTAGGCTATATATTCTCCTTTAGCCTCTTTGAGACCCCTATTTCTAGCAGAAGGAATGCTTGGCTTCCCATCATCTTTAATAATTACTTTAACTTTAATATCATTAGTAAGTTTAGATACCTCTATCTTAGTAACTTCAGAACAATTGTCTAGAATAATAATAACTTCAAAGTTTCTATAGGTTTGAGCTAATACAGATTCAAGAGCTTCTTGAAAATATGGACAATCTTTATTTGGTATGATTACTGATACAGTTGGTCTTCCTAATTGATTCTGTCCTAATTTCATATTATCTCCTCTGCAATATTTCATAATTTACATTTCTTTCACAAAAAAACTTAAAACAACTTCTACACTTCCAGCAAAAACTTGGTGCTTCTTTGGCTGGTTTACAGTCAGTACATCCACAATGGGGGCAAATTGGCATTTACATCACCTATTATATATTATCTTTCTTTCTATTAAATCTTCTATGAAAACGTCTATGAGCTGCATCATTAGGAAACAACATCAAATTCTTAATATCATTGTTAAGAGTATTTCCATCTATATGATGAACTACTTCTTTTGGTTTTAGGAATCTTTCCAGATGCTTTTCCATAACTAGACGATGTTCATAGACATATCCTCTTTTACTGGAAAATGGGTGAGTTGATTGATTTATTTGGATATATTTATATTTTCCTCTTGTCAATGAATATGTCTTTCCTTTCCAAGTAGGGTGATTCTTACCAGTCTTTCTCCACATAGGATTCTTCTTTCCTGTCATTCTTTCCCTAAGTATCTGCTTATGCCTTTCTGATATTTTTTCTCCTTTCTTTGCCATAAAATCACAGGAATTTTTTATGTTTGAGTGGTGTTTTCATAATTGATAATGCTTTGTTATAGTCCATATAATAGCATCTCACACATCGTTTTGACCCATCAAATGGAATCTGGTCTTTCCAAATCTTAACAATGTCCTTAGAATCTCCCCATTTCATTTTAGGACCATAGTCTAATTCTGGCTCAAAGGTAGTATATTGCGTTGCACAACAAGGGAATAGTTCTCCTGTTGCTGAGACCACTGGCTTTAATAGACTAATCCAGCAGTCCTTACATCCTCTAACAAATCTCTTCCTGCCTTGATAGATTACTATCTTATCATCAACTCCTCGTTTCTTCATCTCAGCTTTAACATCAAATATGTCTGGACAATTCACTAAGTCTAATAAGTCTGAGACAATTCTAACATGAGTGAATTCATAAAAATTGGCAAATTCTATAACCTTCTGAAGAGTATCATAGTTAGGATTCTTTCCTATAACATAGCTGAATGCCCAATCAACACCTTGAGCTTTAAGAATTGCATCGCCTAAAGACTTTTGATATTCTTTGGTGAATGGTCTGTGGTCTGCATGAGAAATTCTACACCAAATAAGCTTATTCAAGTTTTTTGGTTTAACTTTATCAAATGCAGTTCCATTAGTTACTAGACCTATCTCTATGCTCATATTATGTATCATTTCCAATAACTCATCAATTTCAGGATGTAAGAGTGGCTCTCCTCCTCCAGTAATTGTTACAGACTCGCATCCCAAGACTTTAAATGATACCATTATTTCCTTTGCCTTTTCTAATGGTAGTGATTCTGTCTTGTTTCTATTTGCACAAGAACAAAAGGGGCAATTTAAATTACATATATTAGTTGGATTAAGCTGAACATGAACTGGTGGTATAATCCCATCCTTAAACTTCATTCCAAGCAATTTAGCTGGGAACACTGAAGCTGCAGTGAAGCTAGCACTTTCTTCTCTTTTCATAATATCGAACCTCCACTATCATCATCATAAAATCCATACTTATCTAAATTCTTCTTATAGTAATAAACACTTAAATGAGGGCTTAATTCTGTGAGGAATTTAGATGACCCATCTAGTTTTTCTAATCCAAATGCCTTCTTAAGTTCGAATCCTGCCTTCTCTATTAGGTCATGGCAGATTGCATATTTGTAGATTAAATGAACTTTAGGAAGATGTTTAATTTTATCTAAAAACACTTTCATAATTTCTTTTCCAAACGGATTAAACAAATAAAAAATATTCATAGAATCATCGATTTCAACTTCTCTTATATCTCCTTCAATTATTTTGATGTCCTTTCCAGCTAGGTTTTTTCTGCATATTTCAACTGTCTCCTTAACGTTTTCAATACCAGTGATTTGTTTGAATCCATAAGCATGAGCTAGAAATAGAATACCACCCTTTCCACACCCTACATCCACAAAGTGGGAATCTTTTGGAAGGTTTAATTTCTCAAAAATATTGAATATAGTTATGTTAGCTGAATTAGAACGTAATCCGACTTTTAGTTCTAAATCTAGCTTTTCAAATTCTTGTTCAATATTCATTAAATCATCTCTATAGCGTTCTTAACAGCTTCTCCAAGCATTTTAGTACCAGTCTTGTTAAAGTGTAAGTCTTTAGGTATCTGCATAATATCGAGTTTAGAGATTGAGTATTTATACAAATCATTGATTTTTATGTTGTTTTCTCTCATAATCATTTTAGCTATCTTATTGTATACGATTACATCTTCATTCCTTCTTGGTTGGTCAAAGTGTGGCTCTTCGTTATCTTCTGGTATTGGGGTAGAACTAGCCCAGATTAATTTAGCTCCAGTTTGTTTAAGTCTTTCAACTAGAAGTCTGAGGTTTTTCTCATATTCATCAAATGGTACTTGATACTTTCCATTTCTTACAATAATGTCATGAAGACCCCAGTTAAAATGAATTATATCCCACTTCTTATTACCCAACCAATCATCTATCATTTCAAGTCCTCTGGTTGTTGGTCCACCATTGACAGGAATAAAGTGAATGTTGAACGTATCTTCTAACATTCTTCTAGTTCGTAGAACATATCCTACTGCAATTGAATCTCCTATTATTAGCACTCTAGGTAATCCTTCTTTGTCTTCAATAGGAAGATGGCATTCTTTTGGTTTTCTACCATATTTTCTATTTAAGTGTTCTATTTCTTCTAATCTAGACATTTTATCTCCTTCCAGCTAATATTTCCAATTCCTCATAACAATCTCTACAAACCCCTTTCTCGTTGAATACCAAATCTGGAAAGAGTTTATCGAATTCCAATCCTCTTCTACAAAATACACATCGTTTCATTCAAACACCTACCTCTCCTGTTTTATAGTTTGGTTCTGGTGGATTATTTATTATCTCATCTACGAACTTTATCCATTCTGGTCCTATGACATCCCAAGAGTAATTTGATACAGCATACCTCCTTGCTCTTTCACCAATTTCTTTAACTTCCTCTCTATTCTCATAGGTATATTGCATCCATTTGGCTAAGTCATTTACATCTGGAATAGCCCACTCAGCTCCAACCGGATGAGTCCACAACATTCCTATTTTTGACAACCAGCCACATTTTCCATAATTTAACGATTCTGGAGCTGTTGTATAATCCACTCCGATATTTGGAGTTCCTGCACCATTAGCCTCCATGGGACATAGTCCAAATCCTTCAGAACCGGGATGATAATGAACATTCATTAGATTATACAGAACATTCATTTTATTATCATCGATGTCAAATTTAAAAGCGAATCCTTCCGTTTGAGTAGATTTAATTACTTTACTTTGGATATTTAAAAGATGGAAAATATTTCTGAGATTCCAACCTAATCTTTCATCTACTAAATCCATGTGAATTAAGGCTTTTACATCTTGTTTGTTCTTTGCAAATTTAGCGAATGCTTTAAAAAAGTATGGTTGCATCTTCCTAATTTGATTTCTAGATACAAATCCTATTACAAAATCTTTCTCATTCACTCCAGCATTTGCTCTTCCTTTTTCTTTTTTCTCTTTAGAAAGAGGAGTAAATATATTTGTATCAATTCCATGAGGTATATTTTTAACCTCAATCCCACAAGTATCTTTAACTAATTTATTGGCAAATTTGGCAAACGTTACTGGAATATCGGTGTGTTGAATCTGTTGAGCCCAACTAGGAAGCATTGTATGAGAATCTAAAGGAATAAGTCTAACCCATCTAGTGTGTCCCATCTTTATTTTATGTATGTATCCAGTCATCCACAGGTCTGCTAGAGTGATTAAAACATCTGGCTGGATTTTTCTAAGCCAATAAGGTAAAATCTGCTCTCCAAATTTAGTCTCTCCGTTTGGAATCATTGTGATATGTCCTTGAGGATATTTATCTGGAAGCATATTAACTCTTTGAGATACTCCCCTGTAAGCATATCCAAGTGCAAACACATCATGTCCAGCATTAGCTAAACAGTGAGTTATATATTTTGCTTGCGTTCCGAATCCACATTCCCCTCTTGCGAGTTTGGGACGTTTACGGAATCACTTACTAGCATTATTTTTGCCATGGTCTAACTCCTCTACAATTTCTTTCTTGGTTTTTAACACTTTCAATTTATCTCTAAGCAATTTAACAAGTTCACTCAAATCTTTATCTAGTTGCACACCTTGTTTAGTTAACATCTCTATGTTTACTTTTGCTTTCTGATAGGCATTAAACTGCATTATCCTATCTAATTTCTTTTTCAATACTTCTTCTTCTTTTGTTAGTTCTATTGGCTTTGGCTGTTGAGCTAATGTTTGATTTATTCCTTTATGTTGCTGTTGCATATTCTTTAGTTGTTCAAGCAATTCTGGTGTCTTCCAGTGCTGTTTTTGTGTTAGGACAACAGTTACCTCTTTCTTATCGGGAGTCCAACTAAAATCTCTCTTGCTAATCATTTCTACCATATTCTCACCTCACAATATTTTTTTCATTTCTTCCCAATCTTTTGGATTGGACCTCTTAAAATTTATTACAGTCTCAATGAATTGTTCTTTTGTCATTGGTGCTTTTCCTTCAGTCATGTGTACAAATTGACATTGGTCAGTTATATCCATTCTTATCACCTCATTTTTTATTAATATATCCACACTTCCGACATCTCATTCTAACTATTTTTCCTCCCTTTCTGATGATGCTAACTTTGATTGAATTGCAATTCGGGCATCTTTTCATCTAATCACCTCAATTGAAAAATCTCCATCTGCTTTAGGATGGACATAAAACTTAAGACATTTCATCTTAGGACCATAACATTCAGTCAACCGTTTATATCCCCTCTTCAACTGTTTATTTGCTCTCTTAAGTCCGTTCATTTTACTGAAACTTTTAACTTCGTATATTCTAATCTCATCATCTTTGAAAGCAATACAGTCTATCTCTCCATCTTCTATTGGTTTTCCATTTAAATTATAATGCCCATAACTTTCATTAGTTATTACTTCGTATCCACAGTATTTTAAGTAATGGCTTAATTTATTTACAAGCACTTTGTGTTCCTGATGCTTCTTCTGTTTTCTGCTCACTAATAATCAACACCTTCTTTGATTTTCTTATCGGTTATGTTTTCATTGTGTGGATAATACCTTTCAAATTGTTTACTATTGTCTGTGCAATATCTCAATCCATCATCCCCATCTGCTGAATATACACACTCTTGTTCATGAAAACATTCTCCTAATTCCTCTTCTGGAGCCAGTGGGTCTCTCCATCCACATTTCATACCTTAACCACCGTTCTTCCTCTAGATTTTGCTTTCTCCAATCCATGACTTTTAATAATTTCTTGTTCCTCTCCACTATCTAAAACAACTAAATCAATAATATCTCTTGTTTGTTTGCATTGTGCTTCTGTGATGAAACTTCTAGGACTATTAACACCCATATCTGAAATCCTTTTATCTAAATAATTTCCAAGAGCATCAATATGTTTTACCATTTTCTTATCCCACACAATTCTGTAGTCAGCTCCCTTTCTGTAAATTAGACCTAATACGACTTTAGCAATCTCATGTACTGACGAGTTGTGTGCATTGATATGAATAGTGTTAGGTTTTCTCTTACAATATGCTGGCATACCGGGTACTTTATATTTATTGTTTGTTTCGTTCCTCTTCATAATCGTCTGCTTCTTGTTCATACTCATCTTCCTCATAGTCTGCTACAGCCATCCAAGCCATTATAGCCTCTATCATTTAAACCCAAACCTCCATTTATTATAATACCACCATCTTTTTACTCCGTCTCTAAATCTTTCCCAAGTTGCCTTTCTCACAACTCACACATTCCTTTATTATTTTTCTTGGAGCAAAACTCATCATAGAGGCATTCTCTTTTACCTTCGTGATAGTATCTAAACGGGCATTGATTTGTTTCAAGCCATTGTTTGTACTTTAGGTAAAAATCATACTGGACTAGTTGGCTTTTCATCAGTACTCAACTTCTCAAGTATTGCATTTAACTGTGGTGCAAACTCATCGTATTGTTTACCTTGTAAGACTTCTATATTTCCTATTCTAATTCTCATTTCCTCAAGACGTTCTTTAATTTCTGTCATATCTGAGCCAACCGTTTCTCTTTCAACTGTAGCATTTTCTAAAACTTCTCTCTCTGCACTTGTTTTAGCCACAGCTACATTTAACGGCTTGCATTTGTGGTTGTCTTTATATTGAACAGGTAGAGCTTTCTTACAATTCATACAACGGATAAACACCGTGCCTTGATATTCCCATTCATTTGACCACTTCATTTAAACACCTAATTCTCTGGCTAATTCTTTAAACTCATGGTCTCCGGGAACATTATCTCCTTTAGGTCCTAATACCCAAAGAAGTGCATCTAAATGAGTTTTATTGTCAGCTAAGGCTTTAACTTCTGGAGCTGTATTCATTCCAGCTAGCTCGTTCTTATTTCTTTTAGTTGCTAATCCTTTACCTCTGAGTTCTAAGAATCTAACCTTTTCTCTTATTTCTTTCTCAGTTTTCATCTTTATCCTCCTCCTTTAAAATCAGTTCTACTTCGTCTCCTATTTGAACATTAAGAGCTCTGGCTATTTGAGCTGGTATAATTACTCCTCTAGAATTTGTAGATATTTTAATTACCTTTCGTTTTAATTTCATAAAATCGCCTTAAAGTTATGCCTTTAAATAGTAGTACAATCTAATATATAGTAGGTAAACTATATAAATACATCAGTAAGACAATCAACGAATGTGGCTTTAAATATAGGTGTTATGTATGAGATGTGGTAACTGTGGTCGTTTTGACCTAATGGAAAGAAAGGGTTTTGTAGAATGTTCTACTTGTGGGTCTATTCAGTAAGGTGATTTTCTTGAGTTGGATGACTTTAGTAGGCAAATGTATCGATTGTGAGAGAATTTATGTAAATTCTAGTGGGAAGGTTAAATCTAGTTGTATCTGTGGTGGGAATCTTAAGTCCGAGTGGTTACAAGCTAAGCAAACAAAACGGTTCAACAGACATCGTGGTTTAAATAGTTCTAAGAAGAAATAACTTTATGGATACCTGCAAGAAGTGTGGGAAGAGGTTAATAGATTCTGAGTTTTGGGATGGTGATTTCTCAAAGCTTTGTATGGATTGTTGGGAGGAGAAAGTTTATGAAGAAGAATCCTCTGAAGAGATTGGAAAAGATGATGGAGAAGTTGGAGAAAACTCTAAAGTCAACTAAAAGAAACACTCTTGGGATTATAATTCTCTGGTTTTTGGATAAGATAGCAATACTGATAATGTTCTTATTCTTTAGCAAATCTTCTTGTTAATATTTTCTATGAGTTTTATTGTGACATTTTCTACATAGAGTTTTGAGATTTTCTAATATGGGTGGTCGTTCATATTTCAATTCATGCATCTCTAATTTCTCAGTTGACCCACAATTTACACATCTGTTATTATCTCTCCTCAACATCTTATCTCTTAGATGAACAAAACAATATGCTCTAATTCTTTCTCGTTCTCTAACTCGTTCATTTAACCTTAATCTACTCTTTCTCTTTTGCTCTTTAAATCTCTCAGGATAAAGTTTTTTGTTTTTTTGATACCTTAAAGCACCTTCTTTCTTTATTCTTTCTCTATTTCTCAGATACCATTCGTGTTTATATCGTGAGAATTTCTTAGCCAATTCTTTACCATGTTCCTTCCAATACTGCTTATTATATTCTTTCCTATTTGTCGAAGTCATAAATATATAAAGGTATTTGATAAATTTAAAGATAATTATTCTTTTGATGTTTTTATACTTCGGTAGAATTTGTTAGATTTTATAGGATATGATTTCATATTATGAGAGCCAATATCGTAGTATCAAATATAATCGGATAATGATTATGTGGTCGCATGTCATATAGTTCCATCATAATGCATACTATCATTTCTTATAGCATTATATTTGATGAAATGAAGATGAAATGAACTTTAATGCCATGAGGTATAATATGACATTATGAAATGAAATTTTATGGGCGAGACCGAAGTCTCAATCTTACGGACATGAATGAGTGCACTCATATCCTTTGTAAAATTAAATGGTAGCCGAAGCTACCAAAATCTTAGTTTAATGCTCTTATTCTCCCACCATAGACATTTGGATTTGCACCAAATCCTCTGATTGGAGCTACTTCTGCTTTCTTCAGGAACTGAATAAATTCTTCAGCAGTTCTTACTTTAGAACCTTGCATTGGGAACCTAATCAGCATTTTGAATTTTGTTCCTGCCGGTATTGCTTCGTAAGTGCATGGTCCTTTTGGTGTCATGGCTTCTAAATTTACAATTTTTGGTTGTTTTATGAAATCTCCTTGACTAACAGCTATATAGCTTTTAACTGTTCCCGGACAATCCATTAGTCTTAGATTTTCTCTAAGCCATCCTAACATCCAACCACGTCTGATGATTAGTTTACCATCAGCTCCTCTAGGGAAAAGTCTTCTATTGTTTGTTTTTCCAGAATCTCCTCCTAAGATTGGGTCTATGTTCTCAAATGTCAGATTTAAATCAACATAGTCTCTCCACTTATTTCTGGTTTCAACTACATGACCTGCTTCATTACCCATGTTCTCTAATTCTTCTATTATCTTTCCAGCTTCTTTATCAGCCATTTTCTTTAGGTGTGCTATTTTTAGCTTAGGGAACATTGGCACATCTGCCATCTTATATACTTCTTCCCCATCTACAAAGTTTAAAGATAGAACTTCTTTAGCTTTCCATCTTCTTAATATTCTTATTAGTTTTTTGTCTGATAGTTTTACTTTGTAGGTTTTTTTTAGTTCATGAAGAAGCTCTTCTCTAGTTGCTTCTCCTAATTCTTTTATTGCATACAGAGTGCTTAACTCTGCTTTTACATCTTTTCTCATATTCTATTCACCTCTATTCTATTTTATAATTGTGTGCCATAACATTGTATCGAATACCATCTAATCTTATCGAATCAAATTCAATATCATATTGGTCATTTCTCATGATACACACAATCATAAGCATAATCTATTCTATACCGCTCTCCTTTTTCATAGCTTCTACTTCTTCTTTAAACTTCCCATACTTTCGTGATAAAAATATCATTCCAGCTAAAATGTGAGAGCAAGGTTTGGTTAATAGTCCTGTCTTTGCATCTATCCCATAAGTTGAACTCCACTTGCATGAGCATTTAATAGAGTCTCTCCAGTCTTCTTCTTCAGGGTTATAGGTTAATAGATATTTCATCTGGGAACTTCTACTACTTGGACATTGTAGGAATAAGTGTTTTGTTCCCTTTTGTTCTAACATAACCTGTGCGAAGCCTCTCGCTCTTAAAAACATTTTCTTACTTATCATATTTCTGCAATCCTATTTTTTCAACTCGTGTATAGTCATCAGCATCAAAATTTTCTATGTCTTTTTGAATGACATTTTCTACATAGTGTAATAACATTATCAACACTCCATTCTCTGGTATATTTCAATTCATGCATCTCTAAATTGTCCTCAGTCCCACAATCTTGACACTTGAAACTATCTCTTTCTAACATCTTCTTTCTGAGATAATGGCTAGCCATTTTTCGTATTTTGTTTTTCTCTTTATGTCTTTCTCGGTATTTTTTATTGTTTCTATCTATCTGTGCTTTTAGTTTCTTGGGGTTTTGTTTCCTCCAAATCCTCTGTTTTTCCATAATCTTTTCTCGGTTTCTAAGATAATATTCATGTACTGTTTTCTTTCTCCTATCAGGATGTTTTTTCAAATATTTTTCTTGTTTTGTTTCAGTCATACCAATCACCAATATATATTAGTGATACTGACTTTTAAAACTTCTGTAATCCCCTCTTTTGAACTTTACTAATATCATCTGAATCTACTCCTATCTTAATCATCTTTTTCTCAGATAATACCTTCTGTTTACCATACGATTCAAATGCTTTTCCTGTGTCTTTAGAATATTCAATAGTTTTCCCGTTAAACCAATCCATAATATTAGAAATTAACCATTTTTTATCTCTGCTTCCTCTATAATGGATTATAACTCCAACTACGTTCTGGTCTCTAATCAGCTTGTTTATAATATCTCTTTGAATCGCATAGCCTTTCCCTTTAATATAGTAATGCTCACCTGTTCGATGGGTTAAATAATACAGCTTTCTATCCTTATTCCATCTAACTATATGTCCTATATCATGCCCTTTGCGGTTTAATCTAAAGGGTTTAATTCTCTCGAAATCAGACAATTTAATTATCATTTTTACCATCTAACAAATGTTTTCTTATCTTTTTCTATTATAGTAATATCATCAGGATTCACATTAAATCTTTCTACAATATCATTTAGTATATCGAACAATTCGTAAATGTTTTTTAATGGTGTTATTTCAAGCTCTCTTTTCTTTTCAATCTCAGTAATTTTCTTTTTTATGTTCAATTAATCCTCACCTTCTATTTTTCTATAACAATCCATACAAAGTTTAATAGATTTCTCTCTGTTTGGGATATGCCTCTTACACTTCCAACATCTTACTAATGGTAATAACCAATCTCTTGTGCATTTCATATTATAATCCTCGCTTTAGTTTTCATAACTTGAGCTCTATCTATCCCTTTCAATAAATCACAAGCAACCAAATGAAAATGGTCTTTAATAGTTGAAAAGGTAGAGTCCATAATTATACAATCATGCTTACTTTTGCTCTTTATGTGTGCTATTAATTTATTACTACAATGAACAAATACCCATTCTTGTATTTCATTCTCGTTTAAATGCTCGTTTAAAATAACCATTCTTCTAACTTCATGTCCTTTTTTATCTTTAGTATCTAAGATAGTGCATATCCAATCCTGATAAATTGATTCTTCATTCTTTATTGCTTCACACATTTTACAATCCACATCAATCACCTCATTTTAAATATCTGGTTCTATGGTTTTCCCACATTTAACACAAACAAAAACATCACATTCTATTCTTACAGATGGAATACAAGCTACGAAGTTCCCTCCTCGATTAATTTTAATATGAGATTTCTTCCATTCATGCTTACACTCCATTTACTTCGCCCCCTGTTTAACTTTAAATACACCAAAATGTGTTGTCATAAAGTCAAAATCACAAAGAAATTCCATATACTTTCTAACAACTCTTTTCTCTCCAGCTAATTCCTTTTTAATAATCTTGCTTAAATCTCTGCTAGAAATCTTAGTCTTACGATTTGCCTTTAAATATGACTTTACTTTTTTAAACAATAATTCAGTTTTTCTGTAACTTATCGACTTCATCTTATCACCTAACGTATTCGAGAACAGTTTGAGTTTAAGGATTACTCACAACCTCTCATAATGGTTTTTAAATGTAAGGCTTTTTAGTGGGTTTATGCGAAGAAACCCAAAAGGATTAGCCATAACCTGATAAGTTTTCTCTTAAGAGAACATTATCTTTTTCTCTTGGCTCTTCTTGAAGCACGAACATTAATTGGACTATCAAACTTTCTACCATTACAAATTGGACATCTTTTTGCCTTTAATAAGTAGTAAATTAGGTAAAATATACCAAAACCAAAGATAAACCCAACCCAACTAAAGCCCTTTTTAGGACTTACATTCCTTTCACAAATTTCACAGTATTTCATATTTTCACCTCTTTCTCTTGAATATTAACATAACAGCTTGGCTCTTTCCATATCCACCGCTAATTGTAATTGTTGAAACCAATTCCCATCCTTTTCCTCCAAGCTCGTCTAAGACTGATACATCTGGTGGCTTATTTTGGTTAAAAAACATACCTAAGTCATACTTATAGACCTTATATTCCCATTTCATTTAATCACCTTTTTGAGGATTCGCCACTTATTTTCTGCAACCAAGTTCGCTATAACATTTATAGGATTCCCAAAATCACCAAGTAATGCCTTATTGAATTCTGAAGCTGTCACGTCTTCCCATTGGTCTTTAGTTGCCTCTTTCATTATTTTTGGAATGAATATTGGCATGTTATGGATTGTTATAATATCCTTGTCTTCAAAGCGGAATGTTACATCTCCTTCTTTCATTGAATACCATCCAGTGTCTTTTTTTGTGCTAATTTTTGGTATCCCCATAGCCGATTTAGATTCTGTATCGACCTTTATATCAATTTTCGGGACGAAGTTTTTGCAATTTCCAAAACTAACATCCAGCCACTCTGGTTCTTTGTTTATGTCTTTCTCTTTGAAATTCTTACAGTTTGAACAGTCAGGTTTCACAAAATCACAACTCCAACCACAAGACCAATAATAAAGCAAATTAAAGATGCAAATCCCAATCTAACCTTATTATCACACTCATCACAGGTATCTTTACTTGCATTATATCTTTTGTATTTTTTACAAAGCCTACAAGCTCTATGGACTTTTCTATTATCATTCACTTTTCTTCTACCCATTAAATCACCTCGCTTCTCTACAATAACAACCTGAACATTCAATCCATTCTTTCTTCCCATTTTTAACTACCTGAAACAGATTGCCTTCACATTTATTGCATTTTAAAACCTTTTCATTCATTCAACCACCTCAAGTATTACACTCTTTCTCTAAATCTAAATTAATCTCAACTATTTTACTAACTTCATCCCAATACATATCTGGTATAACTTTCCAAAGCTTGTCTAATTCTGCGTTTAAATCAGCTATCTCTCCAACATCCATCATAAAACCAACCCCTTTAACTCTCTCATTCGATTAAACTCTAACTCACTCAAAGGTCGCTCTAAACTAACATTAGATAAAGCTTTAAGTTCAGCTAAATTACGCATTTGTTCAAACTTCCCGATTAAAACCTTCTGAATTGCCTCTTTAAACATCTTAGCCATTAAATCAACTCCTTTTCTAACTTATTCAACCTAATACATCCAGCAGTTATAGTATCCTTAACACCCTCAATATATCCTTTATGGTAAGCTTCATCTACTGCTTCATCTACTAAATCCTTCATACCTGCACTCATATCAACACTCATTTAATCACCTTTCCAAGTGGAACAGGAAATCCTTTATCATTCTTTAATTTCTCTCTTATAGCCTTACCACCACAAGAGGGTTTATCTCTAAATTTACAAGTAGCACAGGCTGATAACCCTCTAAACTGAACCATCCAACACTCAGATGTTAATTCACTTTGTTTAATAGACCTACATTTAACAGTAGATTTAATATAATCTCTCTCTATTTGCTTTTTAGATTCAGCCTTAAACCCATTTTGCAATAAAAACTCCTTAATATGCCTTAAAGTTGTGTTAGAATATGTTCCAAATACTTCAACTTTACCCTTTTTAATCTCAGCTACTATTGTTTGATAACTCCTCAATCTTAAGGTATTTCCCTCAGTCAATACAACAGCTTTACCATAAAAGCTCTTTCTACCATCATGCTTAGGTTCTAAATTAACTATTTCAAAGTCTTTCTTATCAATCATTTACTTCACCTCATCTAATAACTTTATATGCTTCCATTTCCAAAACCCTGTTATATTCACTCGTTTGTTTTCCATAAATCTGAAAAATTGAATACTTCTATGAGCTATAGTAACTTTTATCAGTTGGTTGTCATCTGTCAAAACATCCAAACAACTCTCAACATAATCAGCTCCTATAACCTTTCCTGTGATATTCAACTATTTCAACTCCTCTGTTGGTTCTGGGTCTATAGGTGTGTGTGTCATGGCATATACTCTATGCCTTTTCTTATGACAAACCATACACAAAGTCATTAAGTTTTCCAACTTCTGTGGATATTCATAATTCTCTTCATGCATCTCTAAGTTCTCTTTAGACCCACAATCTTGACATTTCATATTATCACGTTTTAACATAATATTCCTCAAATGACGTCTTGCCCACTTACTTATCCTTTCGTGTTCATTGAGCATTTCTGACCTTCTTTTCCTATATCCTTCTCGATACTTCCTTATTCTTTCTGGGTATTTCTCTCTATATTCTCTTTTTAGCTTGTTCCTGTGTTCTCTGTTCTTTAATCGGTATTTTCTTTCATATTCTCTTCTATATTCTTTGTTCTTTTCTCTCCATTTTTTACATTTTATAGCATTCTTCTCTTTATCATAACCCATACAACCACCAACAAATATATGGTGGTGTATCAATTTAAGTGTGTTGTTCTATCACTTCATCTTTGTTATCCCCACACACCCCATCCTTTTCCTCTTCTTCTATTGGTTTGAATCCCATAAAACAACGATTTTCTAGCAGTGCTGTTGTTACTTCTTCCATTCTCTCCATATCAAACCACACCCATAGGTGCATCATCGGGTTTAACCTCTGCTACTCCCCCCTCTGTGATGGGGGTGTCCTCTTCAACTACCTCTAAACTCGCAAAGTGTTTAAGTAACACCCTCAACTCTAATTTATTAACAGCTTCTTTCATAGCTTCGTGGGTATCGGTATCTATATCCATATTACCTTTAATTGTTGTAAAAGCTTTGATTAAGCTTGTTTCTTGCCATTTTTCAATAAGTCATCACCTCTTTTATAAAATGCACTAATTATAGCCTTTTCTCTATTACGGTCAATAACAATCTCCTCCTTTATTTTATTTGAAATATTCATATTTTCTATGCCTCTTTCTATGACACTTTCTGCATAAAGTAACCAAATTACTTAGTTTTGGGGGTTTTGTATAGGTTAACTCATGCATTTCTAATCTTTCATTACTTCCACAATCCAAGCATTTACCATCACGCTCAATCATCTTATTTCTTAGGTATAGATTTGCTATATTTCGTATTCTTTTCTGTTCGGCAAATAATGGATTATTTTTCCTCCATTCAATCATCATTTTATTGTATCTTTTTCTATTCTTTGTTCTCCACTCAGCCATGTATTCCTTACTATGCCTAAATCTTGTTGGATTACCAGCATAATACTTCTTTCTATAAGCTTTAACATGGTCTTTGTTCTTTTCTTTCCATTTCTTCATATATTCCCTTTTTTCTTCTTTGTTCATTATTATCACCACATGATAATAGGGAATTAATACATATAAATATTACTCACAATAGTTTTAATTTTCATTTAACCATCTCCCTTAGCATTTTATCAAATTCTTCAGCTGTTCCATTCATTATAATTTCTTCTTGTTTTGCTGTTAATTTGCCTTTAAATTCCATTTTTTGAACTATCATAAAATCATTCCTTGTCCATGAAGTCTTCTATGACCTCTACTATATCGACACGCCATAAACTACCGACATCATCGAACATTAACTTTAAAGCTTCGTTTTTTGGGTTTTCTTCGTGTGCTTCTTTTAGTTCATCGATAAAATCCATAAACTCTTGCTCTAAATCTCTGTTTAATTCTTTACCTTTGACCATTTCACGACAACGCAGATATAACCCTTCATCATTGTTTAAATGTAGAGCCAAAGCCCACGTCTCCCTATTTTTATATCCTTCATGTTTTTCATTATTCATATAATCATCTCCTTATTCGCATATTACCTATTATGTATTCGTTAATTACTTATGTTCTTACTTATTATTACGTATGTATCCACAACGTCTACAAGTAACCTTACCTGATTTAAGAGTGTATACACTACTACTACCACAATTAATACAGATAGGACTATTTCTAAACTCTACTTGTATATACGTATTCAATCCTTCTTTTAGTAAGCTTAGTTTATTACCTTGATTAACTAAGCTAATTAGATTCTCTATATCATTTGTATTATTACTATCATCTATCTTTACTCTCATATTAAACTAACTCCTATTATGAGGATAGCTATAGATAGGACTATTAGCCATATAGTAATAGCTAGTATGCTATGGTTCATAGTCTCCATAGTAGATAAGATGGATTGATTGATAGCTATTTGTTTGCTGATACAGATAGTATTGTTAGCTACTACATCTATCATCTTATCTTTCTTAGTCATACATAATCACATATATATTACTTAATTAATTATTATGTATGTTATCATATATAAAGATATGTATTCAGTTAGATAGATAAGACTATTGTCGTATAGCTGTTGTAATCAATTAGTTCTTAGAATAGTAGTGCGGACACACAAAGTATCATACATATAATACATAATTAAATAAGTAAGTATATAATATAGGAC